GATCCGCAGCCAGATCGCCTATGTCCAGGACGCCAATGTGTTTGTGGCGGAAAACCTGATCATGATTCCTGATGGATTGAATTTTCCGGCCATCGGCATCAAGGACGGGGACGTGGATCACTCGGTCGCGTTCCAGGACGGCGAGGAGCAGGTCTTAAACCTGACCGTGGCCGTGTATGTTCAGAACATGAAACCCGAAGAAAATATCATCGGCGAGCACGGCGTGCTGGCCATGATTGACGATATCATCACCGCCCTAAACGACAATGATCTGGACATCCCGGGCATCACCCTGGCGGTGGCGAAAAAACAAGCAGGATCTAAAACATTATTCAACGACCGGGCCGAGATGGTGCAGATGAAAACCGTTTCTTTCCGGTATGAACGACTCGCCAACTATTAAACAGAGCATCAGGAGGAAAACCAAATGGGATATCCAATTCACGGAAAAGTGGCAGCCATCGCCAAAAATTCAGTGGCCGTGGGCAGCCGCATCGGGTTTGACCTGGACGTCAAACTGGATCTCGACGACGCCACCGCCCAGGGCGCAAACTGGAAATCATTTTTAGCCGGCCTGGCCGGTGCATCCGGAAACATGGACTGTATGTTCGCCCCGGACAACACCGAGCAAAAGGCCCTGATGGACAACATTATCAACGCCACCCCGGGGACCGTTCTCACGGACGTGGTGTTCCAGCTCGAGGACAGTGGCGACTACTTTTCCGGGGACATGATCATCACCGGGTTTGGCGTGTCGGCCAAGGTCGGCGGGAAAGTCACCTGCAAATTTCCGTTCACCATCAACGGCGCCCTTTCATTGACAATCGCGTAATTTCCAAACGACGGCCGCCGGTCTCCGGTGCTGCCGTCAGGAGGCAAAAAAATGAACCACGGAAAAAAAGGCAATGTATTTGCCCGCAACGATAACGGGTTCAAGCCCGTGGGCCAGTCCGGCCTCGACGACCTCACGCTCGGCGTGTTCTCCTCGGCCCTGGATTCGGCCTATTTTGAAATCGAGATCGACGCCCAGGGCACCCCGGACACGTTCCGTTGGCGCGAAAACGGCGGCGCCTGGACCGAGGACGTGGCCATCACCGGCGCAGCCCAGACACTGGCCGGCGCCAACGGCGACCAGATCATCACGTTTTCGGCCACCACCGGCCACACCCTGGGCGATTGCTGGGCCGTGGGCAACCTGAAAGACGAACCCTGCACCAAAAACGACGACCAGGCCCAGATCACCGACGCGGCCATGCGCGTGCTCAACCCCAACAACCCGCCCGTGTTCACGGATTCCGGCGGCGCCCGTTTCCTGCGCTGCGACTATGCCACCGGCACCGCCTATTTTGACGCCGAGGTCACGACCGTGACCGTCACCGGCGCCAACGGATACGTTCCGGCCGCGGCCCTGTTCGCCGTGGGCTATCTGTACGACTGGGCGTTTGATGCCAAACTGGACCTGGCCGAAACCACCGCGTTCCAGGAGGACTGGAAAACATACCTGCCGGGCCTGGCCGGGGCCGAGGGATCGGCCGAGGGATACCTGGCCGGCCGTGCCTGGTTCGACCGGATACTGGCCAGCAGCGAGGCGTATTTTCTCACTAAATTATATACCTACGACCCGGACGGCGACGGCACGGGCGACCACTTCACGGCCTGGGTGCAGTTTACCGGGTTCAACGTGGCCGCCGCCAGTGACAAGGTGGTCCGGGAAAAAATCGGGTTCACCCTCGACGGGGCGCCCGGGTTCACATTAAATAGTTAATTTTCTTTAAATTCACCGGCGGCAGCACCCACTCCCGGGACTGCCGCCAGCACGCAAAAATCCGCTTGAAAGACAAGGAGAACACCATGTCCAACGTTAACTTATCCGACCTGATCCAAAAGAAAAAAACAACCCTCACCGCCTGGGCCGCATTCGATGACGGGTTTGACGTGGAACTGGAATACACCGACCCGGCCGAGACCCGCAAGATGCTCACCGCCAGCAAGGAGAACAAATGGCGCCGCGGCAAACTGGTGCCGGAATACAATGACGATATTTACCAGGAGAAGATCGCCAAAAAGGTGAAAAACTGGCGCGGCCTGACCATCGGCAAACTGGCCGAGCTGGTCAACATCGCGGCCGATGACATGGACCCCGAGATCGTGGTCGAATTTAACCAGGACAACCTGGCCGCCGCCATGTCACAGATCCCCGGGTTTGCCGCGTTCGTGAGTATGCAGATCATGGAGCTGGCGGCGTTTAGAAAAAAGAAACAGGACGAAGAAATAAAAAACTCCGAGCGTTTGCCCGCCAGCAACTCAGATTAAAAGAGGATCTGTGCGGCGAGTGCGAACGCTCACACCAAGAGGGCATCACGCCCGAGGAGATCAACTGCCGGGACTGCAAGACCGCGGTCCTGGCCGACGAGAACACGGATGCCTGGGACATGATCCAGGCGTCCTGGGTGTTCCTGATCCGGGGCAACGGTATTGACCCGGCCGGCATCGGCCTGATGATCCGGCGGTACCGGATTGATCCGGAGGACGAGCCGCTGCTGATCGACAAGGTCCTGGCCTATACGGACGAGGCGATCGCAGCAGCAGAGGAAAAAAAATAATATGGCGGATCCTAAATTAAAATTTATTCTCGAGGTCGACGACAAGGGCTCGGCCGTGGTCAAATCGTTCGGTTCCACCCTGGACCATGCAGGCGCCAAGTCGAAAACTTTTTCCACCAACCTGGGCGGGATCGCGACGGCGGCAGCCAAATCCATCGCCAAGCTCACCGCCCTGGGCGCGGCTGCGGCCACGGCCGTGGCCGGGTTCACGTTCACAAAAGTCATCGGCGAGTTTGCCGACTTTGAGACCCAGCTCACCCGCCTTTCTAATCTCGGTGTAGCTGACCTCGCAGCGATCAAGCAGGAAATCATGGCTCTGCCGCCCGAACTTGGCAGTGCCACGGAACTGGTCACCGGATTTTATGAGGTGCTGAGCTCGGGCATCACCGACACCCGGGCCGCCATTGACACCCTGGTGACGTCTTCCCAGCTGGCCAAGACCGCCCACCTGGACCAGGCCACGGCCGTGAAAGCGGTCACCGCCGGCATGAAAGCCTTTGACACCGACGCCCGATCGGTGGCCGATGCCCTGATGATGATGGAAAAAACCGGTGTCACCACCGTGGCCCAGCTGGCCAATATTTTCGGCGAGGTCGCGGGCACCGCGTCCGCCGCCAACATCAGCCTGGACAACACGTCCGCCTCACTGGCCGCCATCACCCAGATGTCCGGATCCACGGAAAAAGCCGCCACCCAGATGCTGGGGATCATCAAGGAAATGCTGGCCCCCACCGCGGAAATGGCCAAACTGTTCGAGGAATACGGCGGCACGATGGGCGCGATCCAGCAGATCGGGTTCGACGGCGTGCTGAAAACGATTGCCGAGGCCACCGGCGGCAGTGCGGAAAAGATCAACCAGCTGGTGACATCGCAGGAGGCCCTCAAGGGCATTGTTACCCTCACCACCCAGGACATGCGGTTTTTTAACGAGGCCCTGGCCGGCCAGCAGGAAAAAGCCGGCGCCCTGGAAACCGCCTGGGGTAAATACGGCGAGACGTTCAAGGCCATTTGGGAATCAGCCAAAAACCTGATCGGCGAGCAGGTGATCCTGATCGGCGAGCGCCTGGCCCCCAAAGTCAAAGAAGTGGTCCAGGACTTCACCAACTGGCTGAGGGTCAACCAGGAGATGATCCAGACCAAGCTCGGCGCCTGGATAGATGAGTGGTCAGCGAAAATAGGCAAAGTGAATTTTGATAAATTGGCTAAAGACGCAATGTCGTTTGCAGAAGCATTAGGTCGTATTGGCGAATTTTTTGGTAAGCTATTTAGCCCGATAGATAATGTAAAAAAGCAGCTCGACAATTTTTTCACCGAGACCGCATCCCGGGCGAAAAAATTATTTTCCGGTGATTTTGCCGGCCTCATGGCGGAAATGAAAAACGGCTGGGACACCACCATCACCGACATGTCCGGGAAACTGGAAACCCTGGGCGACGAAATGGTAATCCCGCCCATAGACATCACGGCCAACGCGGCCCCGGCTGAGGCGGCCATCGCCGACGTATCCCATGCCATTGCCACCCTGGCGGACGGCACGGTCATCACCCTGGACGCCGACCCGAGCCCGGCTGATGCGGCTATCGACGAAGTGGCCCGGAGTATTGTTACCCTCGAGGACGGCACGGTCATCACGTTGGATGCGGACCCGGCCCCGGCCATAACAACGGTTGACGCCCTGGTGGCCGACATTAACAGCACCGAGGCCGCCATCACCGTCACCGCCAACACGGGCGCCGCCCAGGCCGACGTATCCGGCTTGACGGATGCCATATCCCAGATGAAAGCCACCACCGCCAACTCCGCAACGGACGTCCAGCAGGATATTGGAACCACGACCACGGCCCTGGCTGATATCGGCAACACTGTTGAGGAAACCAACGACACCGTCAAGACCTCTTGGGCCAACGTCCTGGAATATGCCAAGGCCATGAGCAAGCTGGGCGACGCATCCGAATACGCCGGCACCGCGCTATACAAATATGCCCGGATGCGCGATCTCGCGATGCAGGGCCATTACACCCCGGCCGTGGCGAAATATGCCCGGATGCAGGACCGGTTCATAGCCGAGCAGACTACCGGGTCTTATGCCGATGGCACCGGCCCGCGCGGGCTGCCGGACACCGGATTTTTCCAGGGTCATGCCGGCGAGTTATTATTAAGCCCGGCCGC